GGTCTTAATGTGTCTGTTTTATAGTCTGGATCATCTGTTTCTGCTAGGTAAATGTGTTCCTTTGTTAAGTTCCCCTTATTACCTATGAAGAGTATTTTATCCTCACTTTGTAGAAGGTCAAGGTGGTCACCTATTCCTCCCCTATGTATCCCTAGACAGTAATCTAACAGAAGTTTATTATCTGGCGTGTTGTGATACAGGAGGTGATATCCCGCCTTACCTATGCCTTTACTTATTAGTAGAGGCTTTTGACTATCTGGTAATGTATCAACTATATCCTTGATTATTGTAGCCTTAGTTAAATTATCTATATCTATGGTTATTAGAGGTGGAACACATAACCCGTGAACTATTGCCACTGCCTTGTTAGCTATGTTTATTACATCTCCCAGCGTGTTAGCTTCTAGTAATGCTGAAGGGTTGTTCTTCCAAGCCTGTTCAGGTGCCTTTGATGGAGTACCATCTTCTAGAAGCTTATCCTCTGGGTGTAAACGTCTGGTAGCTAATTCCTGTTCACTATAGAGGGTTGATGCTCTTACCAGTCGTTTAGGTAATGTAGCATATTTTATCATTATGTCTCCTTTTGATTTAGTCTGTTTACAGACTTAATGGTTGGTCTGTAAGTAGACTACACTTATGTGTACTGTTGGAGTTCTCACTGGTTAGGTCTGTAAGTGAGTAAAACCCTTAATGTATTACTATGGTATAGGTTTACTATGTGATAGGTGGTACTTAGTAGGGTTAAAGTATAAGGTAAAGGTATAAGGTAAAGGTATAAGGTAAAGGTATAGCATACTTGGTATGAAATATATTATATATGTGTTATATGTGTGTTGTTAATATAACTAATATATTAATATAACTTCCCCTACCTTCATTATATTTTCAATTTTATAAATTTATTATTAATTTATATGATATATTAACATAATAATAAATTAAGAGTATAAAATTAGTGAGATTTATAACAAATTTTAAACAAGTCTTAAAGATTTCTTAGTTTAACCTTAAACAGATATAGTTAACCTATACCCCTAATATACTACTAATATAACCCAACTATACCCCTACCACCTTACCAGATTTAAAACAGTCCCCATACCTTAGAACCTATCCAAACAATCAAAACTGATGCAATTACTATTAAATTCTTCATACTATAATACCTTAAAACTCTGTAACACGAGGCTTGGAACAACGTTTAAACATCTCATCAGACAGACCTAAGTAAGGTATAATATCCACCACTTTAACATCCACCTTAAACTCAACAACACACGCCTTCCTATCAAGTATCCTTAATAGTATAACCCTTTCAGGTTCCTCTAAGATATCAGTCTTGCTAACAGTATCCTTATAGCCCAACTCATAGCAAAACACCTCTGCCTCACGTTCAACTGGCAAATTATCAATATCTCTTAATATTTGTTCCTGCTCTTTAAACATCGTGTTTAACACGTCCTCACCCACCGAATAGTTCATTGTATCATTCCTTTATAGTTAATTGAATATAGGTTATTTGCTAGTGTATTTAACACGTTGTAACCCAAGGCATAGTTAGTTTTTATAGTACCCATATAACACCTCTTATAATTAATTTAATAACCTATATATGTAAACATATAATACCTCATATACAACACATAAACCGGTCAATTTCAATCAATCAACACATAGGCCCTATGATTGTATTGATTGACTCAAATTGACCTATTTTGACCCATTTATATTATAGGCCCATTATAACACCAGATTTATAAAAAAGCCCAACCTATAGGTATAGGCTGGGCAATTCAGAGTTTCCATAGATACATGTTTTGTTTGGTCTGTAAACAGACCTAACTTACACATAGGCCCATTAAGGCCTAATTATGACTCAGAGTCTGGTAGTTCAACACCCATTGCTATAGCAAGCTCTTCAATAGACTCATATCCACCTTCTTTCATTGACTCAGTAACTTCCACTGGTTGGTTACGGAATGCTTTTGCTTCTGCAAGTTTAGTGTCATATTCTTCATATTTAGCCACTTTTTCCATAACATCCGTTAGTTCTTTTGCCTCTTCAAGGATTGATAATGCCTCTTTCTCCATTTTTTTGCTTTCATTGTACAATTTACCACGAGCAGCGTCCGCCTCTTTAACACACGTTGTGCCCTTACTGAAACAATCAGCCTCAAACCATAGGCCCGTCACAGTACATCTTCTACCTAACATATTCCCTGCATTATCCTTAAGGATTGTAACCTCACGAGGACCAGTTGACTCAGGAGCGCTTTTGCTCACACAAAACTCTTTAGTGAATTTAGCCAGGTTTTCCTTACTCATATTTCCGTGCTCTGTAACAAACGCTAATACTGCAACCATTGATTTTTTAATATTTGACATTTTAGTCTCCTTTTAGTTATTAGACAATTGACCTATCTCACTTGTCATAGTGAGGAGGCACCTCTGTTGTTGTTAGGCCAAATTATAGCATAACATTATTAAGACTACCTTAAATTAATAAGGTAATCTTTGTAATATTATGATAAATGTGTAATAACCTTATTAAATGCTTTCATACCATCTTGCCTTGTTTCAAACATATCCACAACCGTACCATTGACTATTAAGGCATACGCTGGTGTCAATACATCGACCTTATGCAACACAACCTTACTATTAAAACCTTTAAATGTAACTCTCATTTTGCTTTCCTTATTTTATTTGTATAGTTTAAAGTAACCTTAAGAGATTACTTTAATAATTCCATCATTAAACGTAATTGTATTTTACGGTGCTGTGACTTAGTATTTGATAGCATCCAATTTACTACCTTAATATTATTCATTAAAAGGTTATATTCCTCCAAAGTTGAATCTTTTCTGAAGTCCTCTAATAGGTCCATAATATCCCCAAGTGTCATTTCATATCCTTCTATTTATATGGTTATAATATTAAGATAATATGTATTAAAATAACCTTAACCATTTTAGTTAATATTTAGTCCACTGTGTATTATAATGTACACGCATAAATACCCTAACTTTGCTTAAAACAACCTTAAGGCCTATAAATTTGTTGGCTGTTATTATCTGTTAACTATCTGGCTGTGGAATTCTGTGGTGTATTCCTTTTTGTTACTGTGAAATGCTGTTGGTAGGAGGGGGTGTTATTATCTGTTAGCTGTTATTATATGTTGTCTGTTAGATATTGTTAGGGTGTTTTTCTCTGATATACTCTAGTTTATAGCCTGGAGACCCCCATCTGACAAGGGGTGGCCCTGAGGGTGAGTTTATAACCCTAATTAACTATAAAACCAAATCTATCAAACTATTATAGTTCCATTATACTAACTTAAAACTATAATACATACTATAATACCACTTTAGATACTTCTATAATTCCACCCTTATACTAAACTACTAGTCACCACTTAAGGAAATATTAAGGAATAAATACATATAATACAAAAAAGGACTGCCTGATGAATAAACCACTTAGCTTACAAGCCACAAAGCAGGAGATATTAGCCAGACTAGATGACTACAAGATAACTGCTTTAAACTTAACATATGAAAAAATTACACATCAAGATGCTAAGTACTATGAACCTCGCGACATTAAAGTATTAACAGATATAGTTCTTAGCATTGAGGATTCTTTTGGAGAGAAACTTACTGAGGGAGCACAGGTTAGAACTATACAGTTACTACTTGAGAGATATGGGTCTAGTACTGACACAAGACAACTACCCGCTATGGACAGGGGAGTTATAGATGCTTGAGGACTTTGTAAGGGACTACCTATCGGATAGACATTGGAGGCTTAACAATCTGTACTATATAGTTAATAAGGAGGACACTGTAGTTCAGATGAGGTTGAACTTTGCACAGGAAAAGGTCTTCGCCGTAAAACACCCTAAGACAATAACGTTGAAGTCTAGACAGCAGGGGATTAGTACATTCAAGGTTGCAGAAGGCTTAGATAAATGTATATTCAGGGATAATACACAGGCAGGTGTACAGTCATATGGGCAGAATGAGGCTAAGAAGTTATACAAGAAGGCCTTGTTTATGTGGGATAACTTTGACCCGCAAATAAAAGAGTTGTTGGGGCTAAAACTAGTTTCAAGTAACTCTGAGGGGCTAACGTTTTCAAATGGTTCTACACTACGAATAGGTAACTTCCGTGGGGATACACTTTCATCGCTTCATGTCTCAGAGTTAGCTAAAATTGCAAAGAGGTTTCCAGAGAAGGCAGAGGAATTAAATACGGGAGCCTTTGAGGCTGTAAGTACAAATAGTTCAATAAGTGTTGAGTCAACAGCAGAAGGTAAGACAGGGTTGTTCTTTACTATGTGGAGGACTGCAGAAAGAAGATTTAAACTGGTTGGTGCAGAGGGCTTAACACCTTTAGATTTCTATCCCATATTCCTTAGTTGGGTTGATGATCCAGACTGTAGTATGGGTGAGTACTATGAGGCCTCAACAGATGACTATGAGTACTTTACGAGAGTAGAAAAGGACTTAGCTATAACTCTAACTCAAGAGCAGAAGAATTGGTGTTCGGCTAAACGTGAGAGGTTAGCCGAGAAGTTTGACCAGGAATATCCATATAGTCCAGAAAGTGCATTTAACGTATCAGTTGAGGGAACATACTACAAACTACAATATGAGAAATTAATTAATAGCAAAAGGATTAAACCTACACCATATACACCTGGGCAGCCAGTATATGCTATATTTGACTTAGGTATGAATGATAAGATGTGTATAAATTTTACACAGATTATACAAGGGGTGCCTAAAATAATAGGTGAGTATGATAATAATGGACAAAGTATAGAATTCTATGTGGAAATAATGGGCAAGTTACCTTATAACATTGATTGGGCAATCCTACCTCACGATGCAAATGTTAAGGAACTATCAACAGGTAGAACTAGGCTTGAGGAGTTTAGACGACTAGGTGTCAGGTGTAAAATATTGCCAAAACTTAGTTTACAGGAGGGTATAAATGCAGCTAGACAGTACCTTAGTGTTGTAGAGATAGATGAAAACTGTAATGAGACAATAATTTCCATCCAAAACTATAGACAAAAGTATGATAAACGACTGGATGTATATTTAGGTGTACCAGAACACGATGATTACTCACACTATGCAGATGTAATTAGGTATTCGGCACTAGGTCTTACCTATCATAAGGTTAAAAATACAATTGAGAAGACATATGAGGAGAAATATAGGTTTGCTAAAGCAAATTACTCTGATAGAATGGCCTTATAGGTCCATTATAATTTAAAATTTTAGGTTGCCTTAAGTATTTTATGTGTATAATATTATAATGGGTAGGTATTCATCATAGTCTCCTAAACTTTGGCCTTCAAAATGCTGCCCATTGCTATATTAGATAGCTAGATATCAGCCCACCTGATATCTATGATGTCTAACATCAGTTTTACCTACCATTAGGTTAAATTTACACTAAAGGAAAAAAGATGAGTAATCCAGAAACTGGTACACCAGCAGATGCTACTCAGCAAACTGGTAGTCCCGAACAGACTACACCGCCTGTTGCTGATAGTATCGAGAAACAACTTGAGCTAGCAGAACAGAGACGTAAAGAAACTCAGGCTGCGTATACAAGAGGCCAACAAGCTTTAAAAGCTAAGGAAGCAGAACTAGAAGCCCTAAAACAGCAACTATCTTCAGCAGTTAGTGTTACATTAACACCAGAGCAAAAACAAGAGCTTGATGACCTTAAGTATGAAGATCCGGATGCTTGGCGAGAAAAGTTAAATAGCTTTGAAACAAAAGCAAAACAAGAAGCCAACGCCAAATTTGCTGAACTGACGGGTGAAGCGGGTAAGGCTGCCGGTGTACAGTTTGAGTTAGAAAGACGTCAACAAGTTTTAGAAGAATTTAATGCATCGGCTTCAATAGCTATTACTGACGAGATTATATCTAACGAAGTACCGCCTCGAATTACTAATAAACTTG